GTTGTTGTAACGCCTGTACCTCCGTTGGCTACTGGTAACGCAGTTCCAGACAAAGATACCGCCAAAGTGCCTGAAGTTGTAATGGGTGAACCTGTAACGCTCAAGAATGAAGGTACAGACATCGCAACTGAAGTCACTGACCCAGAACCGCTGGCCGTGGCGTTTAAAGTACCGCCAGTGAACGTTAGATTAGTACCGATGGTTACATTACTGAAACCGCCTGAGCCGTTACCGTAAAGTATAGAGGTTCCTGAAGTAGCGGGAGCATAATCTGTTCCAGATGTCGCTGCCACGATAGCGGCACCGCTACCCTTCAAAATACCTGTAATCGTTGTAGAAAGAGTGATTGCAGGGGTTGTAGTGCTGTTAGCGACCGTGCCTGATAAGCCATTAGCCGAAACCACTGAAACTGAGGTTACTGTACCTGTTCCAGAAACTGTACTCCATGTAGGAGCTCCACTACCGCTACTAGTTAAAACTTGTCCTGAAGTGCCTGCAGAAGTGAACGCGTAAGCTCCGCCAGCCCCATAAACGACACCGCCAGCTGTTGGCGCTGTGCTTGAATTTGTACCACCTTGAGCGATAGCTAAAATTCCACTTGTTACTTGAGAAGCTGAAATAGCTACAGAGGTGCTTGTAACGCTAGAAATTTGCCCATAAGCGTTTGTTGTTATAACAGGTATGCTAGAAGCCGAACCGTAAGTTCCTGCGGTTCCAACAGTCGCTAAAGCAATTGTACCTGATACAGTAATCGTGCCACCTGTTAAACCTGAACCTGCTGTAATTGAAGTTACAGTACCCGTAGCAGGTGTAGCGCCGTTAGAAGCAGACGTAATACGCCCGTAAGCATCAACTGTGATAGTTGCATTACTATAAGAACCTGCAGACACGGCAGTAGTCACTAGGCTAACCGTCGGGCTCCCCCCTGAAGCGTTGCCGTTAGCGACCGCGATTTGTCCTGATGTTCCTAAGATACTTACTGGTGTAGCGCCAGTGCCAGCGATTGCAAGCAGACCAGTGCCTGTCTGAGAGGCGATATTGGACATCAAACCCGAAAGGGAAATCGTCGGATTACCAGCAGTGCCGTTTGCGTTAGCAATTGACAGGCCATTTGTAACCGCCAGCGTAACGCTTGTGAGCGTGTTTGGTCCAGTTTTTACTTGTAAACCAGTTGGAGAGCTCAATAAAGATAATGCAGCTCCAGTCAAAGCGATGGTGTAAGTTCCTTGAGCGCCCCCATCAGTCAACGATAAACCTGAACCCGTAGCCAGGTAACGACTATTTGCTAGCGTAGGTTGGTTACCTACAGTCAAAAATGTTTGCGTTTGAGTGGGCGAGTTGGCGATAGTGCCAACAGTGGTTTGAACAGTTAAACCATTCTGTACGATAGGTACAAGTTCAGCTCCAGTTAACGAACCAGTGGCTGAAGGTAGCTGAGTTATCGTTACATTTGCCATTTACTGTCCTGCTGAGGGGCTAAGAGTGTCCAGATTACCATTGTTTTCTGGAGTCTGCGTGTTTTGTTCAGGTGATAGCGCAAATGTGCTATCTGGATTAGTAGTTATTATAGCGTCTGGATTGACCCCGATAGGTGCGTCTGGACGCGGAAAACGAATAGAGATTTTTTCAGGTTGTCTAGGAGCTAGGCGATAAGGATCAAATTGATCACTACACCCCTGTTGGCATACCTTAATGCCAGGCAGGTTACCATCAGGTTGTAGCTCATCATATGGTCGCTTCATTTTACAGCGATCACAGATAAAGATGCTTAATGATGAGTTACCGCGAGTGTCGAGGAATATAGGCATATCATCTTGTGTAGGGTGATATGTTCGGCGCTAGCATGATAGGTGACTTATCACGTTCTTCTTGCTCAGCTAGATTAAAGTATTTATCAGCTTGAACTTCAAGATACTGTATTCGCGCTAAGTCAACTCCAGGCAACTCGACCGCCGTTTGGTGCGCCAACATCCATTTGATAGCCATCAACCAACGATCAGGGACCTCTAAGTTGCCGTACAAGTTACCTACATCCATGATTTCACGGTGACACCACGCCGTAATTTGCGGCATATAGGTGTTAGGCGTAGGCCAAACTGTCATTTTCGGCTGTGGTATTGTTCTATTGAACCAAAATTGAAGCGGTCTATCATTTAAAAACTGCTTATTTGGTAAATTAGTATAGTCATCACGGTTCATACGCGCTAAAGGTATTTCCGATGGCGCTGTGCCCCATACTAACTGAAGCATCTGAAGCGTGGCACCGCCAGTTTCTATGATTTGCCAGTAAGGTTGTGAGGAGCTGGGGTCTAATTCATAGTAAAGCCACGTTCCAGCAACCCAAGAAACTGATCCTGGAGCATAAACAGTAGTCCAGTTAGNACCATCAGGACTACTTTGAATTAAAATCTTNGTTGTTAGATTTACAGAGGGTAAAATACCGACTGTGGCGACGTAAATTGGATTGTTTGTACCGCCGTTGATGCCGATATAACCATTAGACCCAGTTTGTAAAAACACCGATTGAGGGCTAGGGTTGCCGCTGTATGCGATAGCTACGTTACCGGAGGAAGCAAAACCACCTTGAGTTACTTGCGTTACAGTCCTGTAATTTGAATTTAAAACATCAATCGTTCCTAATGGAAGCGCGTATTCATACGTTTCAGGGGTAAGCCCAACCACGTTTTTCTGTATACACCAGTAGTTGATACCCATATTGGCGATGTTATTAAGTAGCATAAAGAGGTTTTCTTTAGCTGCTTGCACCTGCTCAATNGTCAATTCTTCAGCTGTTTTTCCAGAAACACGGCCAGCGTGATCTATCATGGCTTGTACCGTGATAGTCGTTGTTCCGATCGTGCCTGAATAAGTTGCTGCCATGTTTTAGATTACCAATTAGGACATTTCCANCGCTTCAATGACGCTTTTGCCCGTGGCGCGTCACCTTTGGCGTGTTTAACTACGCCTGACATCCTAGCGCAGAACGAGTCTTTTCTAGAGCCACCTTCAGGCTGAGGAGCTTGTAAATGGCTACCTGTGGCGCGATTGTACTTTTCTCTACCTTTAGCCGTCAAACCTGCGCCTTGGCTAGTAGGAAGCGCCTCTCCGCGCCCGATAGATAAAGACACTTCACCACCGCTTTTATGCTTTGCTGTTTTAGCTGATTCCTTAAAGTCTTTGGCCGTCGGTGCTCCAGGACTTCCTGGTTTACGCATATGCTCATTAGAGCCGTGTTTAATACGCTCTTGCTTTGCGTGGATATTGGCATAAAGACCGCCTCCATCAGCTTTGTGTGCTGGTAGCTCTTTATAAGCCTTCTTGCCTACGTTGCTTTTAGTNTACTCAGAAGCTTGTTTAGAGCTCATGCCTACTTTTTTAGCAACAGCAGGATCATGAGCTACAGCTTGCATAAAACGAAACTGAGCTTGGCTTTTTGCAGGCATGGTTAAGTACCTGAACCAGTTACGTTGTTGTTNTTTTGAATAAGATACCCGCCCGCATAAATATTGGCAACAAAAGGACTACCAGTATTTGCAATAATTTCAAATTGAATATCGGTTTTTTGTGTATGCGCTATTGGACAAGAGTAAGGAATATTTAAAGACTGAACAAAAGTTGTTTGGTTCAATAAATTGATTTCTCCAGTCGTATTGTCTTTATTGTATTCAGCATACTTCATGTAATTGCTAGAAGTGAATCCAACACTCGCATCAGCTTGAATATACGCCAAATAAAATGTGTATCCAGCAGGTACTGTGTATAAAGACATTTGTGTCTGACCTATACCTGCGGCAATTTTTGCATAAGTAGTTGAGCTAATTTTTGCTGTGATATTTCCTACATTCAAACCATTTGTGGTTGACATCAAGTTAATACGCAAAAATGAGTTGGTGGTTGTCACATTAGANGTACCATTNAGCGCGATTNTTTCTGTAATTGCGTTGTATCCTGAGTCCAAACCTTGAATTTGAATACTTAATGCAGAAGTGTCTGATGCAGAATCACTGACTATGGTGAGAGTTGATGCTGAGCTGGGGTACGCATATGCTCCACCAGATACNGTTAAACCTTCCCATAGCGGTCCAAGCGCTGTAGAACCGACAGCTGTACTATAACCAAAAATGTTTACGTAAGAGTGCCCCATAATTTGACCGCGTGCTACCTGCAAGTCAAANGGCTCATACGCGCCTTTACTAGTTATAGACGAAACGACGTTATTACTCATGGTATTTCCTTAGAAAGAGGGAGCCGCAGCTCCCTTCTTATCAGTAGTTGCAGTTCTTAGCAGTGCGAACACCACCGCCATGAGCTTTCTTAGTTGCTCCACCATGCTCATGCATTTTACTATGCATGTGGCCATGAGCCTCATGGTGACCTGCTGCGTGCATATGCTTATGCCCNTGGTCATCATGATGTTTAGCAGAATGCTTGTGGTGCTCCATGTGGCCTTCAGCCTTGTGCTTTACAGCACCGCCGTGTTTGTAACCTGCTGGGGCTTCTTTGATTTCTCCAGTTTTCTTACCACCTTTGTGAGCGGTAAAACCAGACATATCAGATTCAAACTTCTTGATGGAACCGCCGTCCTTCTTGTGCAAGACTTTACCACCATGCTTGTAACCAGAACCTTCAACTCCACCAGTTTTAGTGTTAAAGCCTTTGGCCTGTTTTGCTTCATGAGGTTTATTCTCAAAAGGAGCGATAGAGCCACCCTTGGCCTTATTCTGCACCATACGGTCGATCACTACCTTGGTAGGTTTTGGTTCACTTCCGCGGACGCCTTTAATAACGCCCCCGTCAGCTTTGTGATGAA